CTTGCTAAATCTTGCTAAATCTTGCTAAATCTTGCTAAATCTTGCTAAATCTTGCTAAATCTTAATTATAGGGCTATATGCTCATATTTTGGCTTGTGAGAGCAGAGTTACCCAAGCGGGTAAACTTATAAGCAAAAGTTGTTGCTGTTCTTAGAAACGAGAATATAGGCTTTAAACGATATAAACACATTTAAAAGAAAGGACAATATGCAAACACAAAACGGTGGCAGACCCACAATTTTACCTAAGATGTATGAAGAACCGCTTTTTAGTCAAATCATTGATAAAATTGAATCAGGCTGTAACGATAGAGAAATCTACACAAGTTTGCATTGTTCAGCTAAAACTTTTAGAAAGTGGCGAGACGACAATATAAAGGCGTATGACGAAGCTAAAAGCATTGCTAGGGGAAATCTATTAGAACTAGCTGAAAGTGCCTTAGCGAGCAAACTGACGGTCAGAACGCTAAAAGAAACAGAAACAATATATGACGCTGACGGAAACGTCGAAAAAGTAAAGGTTAAAGAAAAAGAGTTGGATAAAGATAGCTTAGTAGCAATGATGGTTGCTAAGGCTGGAAACCCTGAACTTTATAACCCTACTGAATGGCGTAGATTGCAACAAGAAGAATCAAGCGCTCATGACCTTAAAGCTAAAATCGAAGAACTTGATGACTATAAACTAAGTAAGTACGAAACGCCAAAAATTGAAGTTCCGAAAGGGTTTGAATAAATGTATTATTTAAATAAAATGTTGGAATACAACAAAGAAAACGGCATTATTATTAATAAATACATTCGTAAGACTATTCAGAAGCAAATACGCATTCACAACAAGTATATTTATCGCTATGACCGTGTTACACAGGCTATTGAATGGATACAAGACAACTTCTATTTGACTACTGGTAACCTGATGAAAATCGAGCTACTACCGCCACAAAAATGGTGGTATGAGTTAATGTTAGGCTATGATATGATTGATGAAAAAGGAATTCAGGTCAACCTAGTTAATGAAATTTTTCTTAATCTAGGCCGTGGTTCAGGTAAGTCTAGTTTAATGGCTACGCGCGTGCTTAACTGGATGATTTTAGGCGGACAATATGGTGGAGAGAGCTTAGTTATTGCATATGATAATACACAGGCTAGACACGTATTTGACCAAGTTAGGAATCAAACGGAAGCAAGTGATACATTAAGAGTGTACAATGAAAACAAGATTTTCAAGAGTACAAAACAAGGGCTAGAGTTTACTTCCTTTAAAACCACTTTCAAAAAGCAAACAAATGACACTTTGAGGGCGCAAGGTGGTAACAGTTCACTTAATATATTTGATGAAGTTCATACCTATGGCGAAGATATAACAGAATCAGTCAATAAAGGTTCACGTCAAAAACAAGATAACTGGCAAAGTATTTATATCACTTCTGGCGGACTTAAACGAGACGGTTTATATGATAAACTTGTTGAACGCTTCAAATCAGAAGAAGAATTTTACAATGATAGGTCGTTCGGCTTGCTTTACATGCTAGAAAATCATGAGCAGGTCAAAGATAAGAAGAATTGGACTATGGCTTTACCGCTTATTGGTAACGTTCCTAAGTGGTCAGGAGTTATTGAAGAGTATGAGCTTGCGCAAGGAGATCCAGCGTTACAGAATAAGTTCTTAGCGTTTAATATGGGCTTGCCTATGCAGGATACAGCTTACTACTTTACTCCACAGGATACTAAACTAACAGACTTCAATTTATCTGTATTTAATAAAAATAGAACTTATGTAGGAATTGACCTATCCTTAATTGGCGATTTAACCGCTGTATCGTTCGTTTGTGAGTTAGAGGGTAAAACTTACAGCCATACACTTACTTTCTCTGTACGCTCGCAATATGAGCAACTAGACACAGAACAGCAAGAACTATGGACTGAATTTGTTGACAGAGGCGAACTAATCTTACTTGATACGGAATACATTAATGTAAATGACTTAATACCATATATTAATGACTTTAGAACTAAGACAGGGTGCAGACTTAGAAAAATCGGTTATGACCCAGCACGATATGAGATTTTAAAAGGTTTGATTGAGCGTTATTTCTTTGATAAAGACGGAGATAACCAAAGAGCAATTAGACAAGGTTTCTCAATGAATGACTATATTAAACTATTAAAATCTAAGCTAGTCGAAAACAAACTTATCCATAACCAAAAAGTTATGCAATGGGCTTTAAATAATACTGCTGTTAAAATCGGACAAAGCGGGGACTATATGTATACTAAAAAACTTGAAAAAGATAAAATTGACCCTACTGTTGCTTTGACAATGGCTTTAGAAATGGCGGTGTCAGATGAAGTATAACGTTGACACAGTCCGAGAAAGTGGCTGGTACAATAAAAAAGAATGGTTGGCAGTCCGTGATTATGTAAGACAACGTGACAAAATGACTTGCGTAAGATGTGGCGCATTCGGTGCTAAAAAATACGAAGTAGACCATATTATTGAACTAACGTGGGAAAATCTTGATGATTGGAAAATAGCGCTGAACCCTGATAACCTACAACTCCTTTGTAAGTCTTGCCATAACAAGAAAACAGGCGAGTATAAACGAGGGAAAGGCGTTAGTTTATGGTAGAAAGGGGAAAAATTGAACTTATTCGGAAAAGTGGTATCATTTTCACGTGGAAAACTAAACAATGATACTCAAAGAGTCACAGCGTGGCAAAACGAAGCGGTAGAATATACAAGTGCCTTTGTGACTAACATTCATAATAAAATCGCTAATGAAATAACAAAAGTAGAATTTAATCATGTTAAATATAAAAAGTCTGATGTTGGTTCTGATACTTTGATTAGTAAGGCAGGTTCTGATTTAGATGAGGTCCTCAATTGGAGCCCTAAGGGCGAACACAATAGCATGGAGTTTTGGCAGAAAGTAATTAAAAAGTTGCTATGCACACGCTATGTTGACCTGTACCCTATATTTGACAGTGAAACGGGCGATCTAGCAGACTTACTGCTTGCTAATGATGAAAAAGAATATAAACCTGAAGAATTAGTAAGGCTTATCAGTCCTTTTTATATCAATGAGGATACAAGTATTTTAGACAATGCTCTAGCTAGTATTCAAACTAAGCTGGAACAAGGTAAATTGCGTGGCTTGTTGAAAATTAATGCCTTTCTTGACATTGATAATACACAGGAGTATCGAGAAAAAGCCTTAACAACAATAAAGAATATGCAAGAGGGTTCGAGTTACAACGGTTTGACGCCAGTTGATAACAAGACGGAAATTGTAGAACTTAAAAAAGATTATTCTGTTTTAAATAAAGATGAAATTGACCTTATTAAATCGGAACTTTTGACAGGTTACTTTATGAATGAAAATATTTTGCTTGGTACTGCTACGCAAGAACAACAAATTTATTTTTACAACTCTACTATCATTCCTTTACTGATTCAACTTGAAAAGGAACTGACTTATAAACTGATTTCAACAAGCCGCAGACGAATAAATAAGGATAATTTATATTATGAACGCATAATCGTAGATAACCAGCTATTCAAGTTTGCAACTTTGAAAGAATTAATTGACTTGTATCATGAAAATATTAACGCTCCTATTTTTACACAGAATCAACTTCTTGTTAAAATGGGCGAGCAACCAATCGAGGGTGGAGATATTTACCTAACTAACCTTAATGCAGTTGCTGTTAAAAATCTAAGTGACCTACAAGGCAGTAGAAAGGACGTAACAAGCACAGATGAAACTAATAACCAATAGTGCTGAAATTAAAGTGACTGAAAACGAGGACGGTTCTAAGTCGTTCCAAGGTATTGGGTCAGAAGTTGGTGTAGAGAACCTTAATGGTATTATCTTGACTCCTAACTGTATTGAGTTTGCTAGAGAACGATATCCATTGCTATATGAACATGGTACTGGATCTAGCGAAGTCATCGGGGACGCAAAAGTTTACTATGATTTGGCTTCTAATAAATACCTGACTGACTTTACGCTTTATGACAATGCACCAAACATTAACAAGGCTGTTGAAAACGGAGCGTTTGATTCACTATCAATTGCCTATTACATCACAGATTATACTTTTGATGATAATGACGCTCTAGTTGTAAACAAAGCACAATTTAAAGAGATTTCTCTTGTTTCAGTACCAGCAGACCCTAACGCAAAATTTATTCAAAATGCCTTAGGCGAAGAACTCACAGAAGAACGCAACAAAATTATTGAAAGCCGTAACGCTTTGAAAGAAATTGAGGATATTAAAAAGAAATATGAATAAACCTGATTTAATCGAAAAACAGAACCGCTTGGCAGAACTTAAAGAAAATAACGTATCTTTAAAATCTAAAATTAGTGGCTTTGAAGTAAAAAATGCAATTGAAGACTTGCCTAAAGTACAAGAATTGGAAAAAACACTTTCAGAAAATTCAATTGAAATTATCAAAATTGAGAACGAACTTAACGCACAGGAAGAAAAACCAAAAGGAAAAGCTAAAATGACAAACTTTATTGAATCACAAAACGCTGTAACAGAATTTTTTGATGTATTGAAAAAGAACTCTGGAAAGTCAGAAATTAAAAACGCTTGGAACGCAAAACTTGCTGAAAATGGTGTAACTATCACAGATACAACTTTCCAACTTCCACGTAAATTGGTTGAATCAATCAACACAGCTTTGCTAAATACTAACCCAGTATTCAAAGTCTTCCATGTTACAAATGTCGGTGCTTTGCTCGTATCACGCTCTTTTGATTCATCAAATGAAGCACAAGTCCACAAAGACGGACAAACAAAAACAGAGCAGGCAGCCACACTCACTATTGATACTCTTGAACCTGTAATGGTTTACAAATTGCAATCACTTGCTGAACGCGTTAAACGACTTCAAATGTCATATTCTGAACTTTACAACTTGATTGTAGCAGAACTTACACAAGCTATTGTAAACAAAATTGTTGACCTTGCACTTGTTGAGGGAGACGGAACAAACGGCTTTAAATCAATTGACAAAGAAGCAGACGCTAAAAAAATCAAAAAAATTACTACAAAAGCCAAATCAGCTGGCAAAACTCCATTTGCTGACGCTATTGAAGAAGCGGTTGACTTTGTTCGCCCTACTGCTGGACGTCGTTATTTGATTGTTAAAACAGAAGACCGTAAAGCCTTGTTAGATGAGTTACGTCAAGCAACTGCAAATGCTAACGTTCGTATTAAAAATGATGACGCTGAAATTGCTTCTGAAGTTGGAGTAGATGAAATTATTGTCTATACAGGTTCAAAAGCACTCAAACCTACTGTATTGGTAGACCAAAAATATCACATTGACATGCAAGACCTTACTAAAGTTGATGCCTTTGAATGGAAAACTAATAGCAACATGATTTTGGTTGAAACACTAACAAGCGGACATGTTGAAACTTATAATGCTGGTGCAGTAATTACAGTATCATAAGAATAAAACGGAGGAAGTAAATGATAGATTATATTAAAGTCTATTGTGGTATTCCGATTTTAGTAACAGCTTATGATAGTAAACTTATCTTATTCCGTTCAATAGCTATTAAATTGCTAGAAAAAAATGGTATTAAAGCTGACGAAACAAGTGTATTAGTGAAAGAATTTATCTCTTGTTATTGTCGGCTTAATATTGTTGATGAACCAGCAGAACAATGGCGAAATGCTGAAATGAAACGTTTGGCTTCTTTACAAGAGTTAATGTATTATGGAGGTATTTAATGATATTCTCACAAGTTACATTGCAAGTTGAAACGACTGTTAAGAAGAAGAACGGTGCAGAAGCTAATGTTATAAAGCCTATCGTTTTACCAGCAGTTAAACAGAGAATTAGTCAGTTAAGGCTTGACGAGTTTTCTATGATTGGACTAGGTAAAAATGTAAGATACGAGCTTAACGGAATCGGAGAAATGGAAGACTTGATTTTCAACTATTTCTTGGACGAAAAAGGCGATACTTTCAAGCGGACAACATGGGAAAGAAACCCTAAGAATAACAAGATGATTTTAGAGGGGGTAGTAAGCAATGGAATTTGATTCTTATATAGATTGGTACAACAATTTACTTACAATGCCTCTAAATGACGTTATTTTAGGCGTCAAGGACACGATAGAAGACAAGACGGTATATTTGTCACTTAGTGACTCAAAGGTACTTAAAATGGATAATACGAGCTTTGTCATGGGTTACTATTATCAAGTTGTTTTATCTGTTAAAGATGTTGACGATGAACTTGTAGGACTAGTCGGAGATGTTTTGCGAAACGGTTGGAATATGACGAACTGGTCAGAGAATAGCCATTTGTACAATTATACTGGTACTGTTTATTTGCCTTGTGGTGCAGGCGGTCAAGCATGGCAATGAATTTACTTAATACATCAAGCATAGCTAAAGAAATGCAAACTAAAGTAACAGAACGCATGGGCGATTGGTTTGAAGCAGAGTTTAAGGCTAAGGCAAATGCTGCAAGCCGAAGAACTAGATTAATCAGAAGTCACGGTCATACCTATACTTATGCCAGATATCAAAATACTGGGGAATTGTCAAGAAACTTAAAGCAAGTTAAAAAAGGCGATAAAGTAGTAGTTGATGCAGGGACTAGAGCTAATTATACTAGTGGTTATCATGGTATGTATTTCTTGGTTGAAAAAAAAGGTATGGAAGACGTTAAAACAACATTGAAAAAAGGCGCTAATTATGCTAATTCAATGAAATTATAAAAGTAGAAAGTAGCTTAATTGCATTTGATTGAAATTAACAATAATGGTATTTTTTAATGAGTTTAGATAATTTTAGAAATAGAACGATTATATGGGATACAGTTAATAAAGATTTCCCCCAACCAATACAAGCGATGCAAGGCGATGTCAATGCTAGAACAGTATTAATTAAAATAGTTGATAACGGAACTGAAATTGACTTAACTGGTCATTCGTTAAAACTTACATATCAATATACTAATAGCAGTAATTCAGGTTTTGTTATGATTCCTCCTAAGGACTTAGCTAAGGGAGAATTTATTTTGGTAATTCCTACCGAAATGACAACGACTGGAGTTATTGAAGCGAACTTAATACTTCTCAACGAAAGTTTAGAGCAAGTTATCGTCAGTAAGAATTTAACATTTATATCAGATAATTCTACAGTTACAGATTTAGCTCAAGAAGTAAATAATAAGATTGATGCTTTTACTAAATTATTATTGGAAAATATGCCACAGGTTATGCGTAGTGAGTTGAATGACTTACATGCTCAAACTGAATCAAACAAGAGCAATATTGAACTTAAAGCAAATTTAGCTGATATGACGAGCTTACAAAGTGCAATGACAGAGCTTAAAAATGAAGTAGAAGCATTTGGTATTAGTCCTGAAAATTTAGTTACTATAAAATCGCTATTAGACGCAATCGCAAGTAACGCCAGTGAATCAGAAGTAGTTGAACTAATAAATTCGGTAAAGGTTTTAACAAGTAATATTTCTCTTATGAGTAACGGAGATTACTCCCCTAAGGCTAATCAAACTGATTTAGAAAGTTTACAGCATACTGTTAATGACCATTCGGCGACTATTTCAGCAAAAGCCAATCAAACGGATTTAGACAACTTACAAGCTACCGTTGATAAACAAGGTATTGCGATTTCAACAAAAGCCAATCAAACAGACTTGAACAACTTACAAGCTGATGTCAGCAGGCAAGGGATTGCAATTTCAACAAAAGCTGAACAATCAGATTTATCAATCACAAATAAAAATGTCGCAACTGCTCAAGAAACAGCAAATAAAGCTGAAAGTGAAGCCAAAAATGCAATGGCAAAGGCTACCGAAGCACAAGCGAACAGTTTACCACTTAATGGAAAAGCTGTTAGTGCAAGTAAACTGGAAACACCTAGAAAACTCAGAGTAAATCTTCAATCCTCATCATTTCAATACTTTGACGGGACTGCTGATGCAACTAATATTGGAGTTTCAGGTGTGCTTCCTATTGAAAATGGAGGTACGTCAACAAGTGACGGAGTTATAAACACAACTGCCTATGCCAACAGCGCAGACGGTACGGACGGTTTCACGACTGTTTATCCTAATTTGAATTTATTTCTTGATTCTCAGAACCAAGTAAAAAGCGGGGCGTGGTATACGGCAAACACAGCCTGGACGCCGGAATGGGGAACTTATCTGGGGTCAAGAATATATCGTACTTCACACGAATGGGATAATGTCAGATATAGCTATAAAGACCTATTAGACCGCGGTGTCATTAACACCACAGACGATTTTACCTATTCTGTTTACTTTAGAGTAGTTGGAGAAGACCCCGCAGGTATGTCATATTCCTTTATCAAATTTATATCAGAAGCCACTACAAAAAACGGGGATACAGTTGCGCAACTAACCAGCTTAAAAGAGGGTCAGTGGACACGAATAGTAGTTACTTTTAAGTTTAATGGCGCTAAACACGACCAAGATAAACCATGGTACACCGCTCTACGTGTAGAAGCGACAGCACCGCCAAGAGTAAAGGGTGCGTACTATGAGTTTGCAGCGCCCAAGCTTGAGCGAGGTAGTATTGCAACTCCATACATGCCAGCAGCTAACGAAGTCACGGTTGCAGATTATCCGAAGTATGTAGGTTTTAGTAATAGCATTAAACCTAATAAGAAAAGTTCTGATTACACTTGGCTACCAATGGGATTAGTATCAATTGATAGGGCGACTGGCTTACTCAAGCCTGCGGTTATAGGCATTGACTATGCTCAAGCTCACCCAGTTGGCTCGGTAGTCTCAAATACTTCAAGTTTATCATCAGGATATTCTACAGGCAAATGGGAAAACATCGGTTCAGCAGTAATTGGTTCAACAACAATATATTATTGGAAACGCACTGCATAAAAAATAAAAAGGAAAATAAAAAATGAAATTAGATTATAACTCACGCGAGATTTTCTTTGGTAATGAAGCTCTAATCGTAGCTGATATGTCAAAGGGGAGTAACGGAAAACCAGAGTTCACTAACCATAAAATTGTAACTGGTTTAGTATCAGTTGGCGAAATGGAAGACCAAGCGGAAACCAATAGCTATCCAGCTGATGACGTGCCAGACCATGGAGTTAAAAAAGGCGCTACCTTACTTCAAGGCGAAATGGTATTCATTCAAACAGACCAAGCGCTTAAAGAAGACATTTTAGGTCAACAAAGAACAGCAAATGGCTTGGGTTGGTCTCCTACTGGTAATTGGAAAACGAAATGCGTTCAGTATCTTATTAAAGGGCGCAAACGTGATAAAGTTACAGGAGAGTTTATTGACGGTTACCGTGTAGTCGTTTATCCAAATTTGAGACCAACAGCAGAAGCTACAAAAGAATCAGAAACAGATTCAGTAGACGGTGTAGACCCTATTCAATGGACTTTGGCAGTACAAGCAACTGATTCAGATATTTATTTGAATGGAAATAAAAAAGTCCCTGCTATTGAGTACGAAATTTGGGGAGAACAAGCTAAAGACTTTGCTAAGAAAATGGAAAGCGGACTGTTCATTATGCAACCTGATACAGTTCTAGCTGGTGCAATTACACTTGTAGCTCCTGTTATTCCTAATGTAACTACTGCTACAAAGGGTAATAATGACGGAACAATCGTAGTGCCTGACACTTTGAAAGATTCTAAGGGTGGAACTATAAAAGTAACATCAGTGATTAAAGACGCACAAGGAAAAGTAGAAACAAATGGACACCTTGCGCCCGGTGTACATCTCGTAACGTTCTCCGCTGACGGTTATGAAGATGTTACCACAGGAGTTTCAGTAACTGACCATTCATAAGACTAAAAAAATAACTAAGTAAAGGAATATAAAATAAAATGGCAAAACAATTAAGCACAGCACGTAAATTTAAAATGATTACAGGTAAAGACCTTTTCCAGCAACAAAAAGCAATGGATACAGAGCTTAAAAAAGAAGACGGAGAAATTACTGATGTAATGGAGTTCGTTCAATATGGTCTATACTTGGCTCTTTTTCAAGATAACATTGTAAAAGCTAAAAGTGACTTTTCAGACTTTCGCTCTAGCTTTGAGTTCGATACTGACGGTAAAGGGCTTAAAGAACTGGTCGAACTGTGGCAGAAAGAAATTTAATGAGCTGAAAGGACTGTAAATGATTTTAAAACATGCAATTAGATACTTAGAGCTAACTGGTTCGGACTTTATTACAGATTTGAAAGACTTTGCAGACCTACAAAATTCTTTTGTCGCTGGATATATTCCTGATGACTTTACAGAGCGAATGGAGAGCTTTACAGACAAGTTGTTGATACTTTGGGTAGATTGTAACGGAGGACTGCAAAACGCCTTAGACGATAAAACAGAGCTTCCTACGACTAACGAGTTAATTAACATCTTCTGTAAAACTATTTTTATTCAAGAAAAAGAGGAAACGGAAGACGAAATGGTCTTCTTTTCTTCTAGTTCATTGATTAAGAAAAAGAAAGATACTGTAAAGGAAAATAAAACTTTGGAACTTTTGACTGTTTTAGGCAATAACGAAATTGATATAACACAGTTCATGGAAATGGAACTAGAACTTGTTTATAAATTAATTGAACTTATTGCAGAGAAGAAGAAAGAGGAAAAAGAAAAAGAGAAAAGGCGTAAAAGAAAGGGTATGTAATGGCAAGTAATGCAACATTTGAGGTCGAGATATACGGTAATACCACGAAATTCGAGAACTCACTTAAAGGCGTTAATACCGCAATGTCAGGGCTTAGAGGAGAAGCTAAAAACTTACGTGAAGCTCTAAAACTTGACCCCACAAATACCGGGAAAATGGCGCAATTGCAAAAGAACTTACAAACGCAGTTGGGCTTATCACGTGACAAAGCAACAAAATTAAAAGAAGAACTTTCTACGGTTGATAAAAGCACGCCAGCAGGTCAAAAGAAATGGTTACAGCTTACTAGAGATTTAGGCACAGCAGAAACACAAGCTAACAGGCTAGAGAGCGAAATTAGGCAAGTCGAGAGTGCTATTAGTTCAGGCTCTTGGAACATTGAAGCTAAAATGGATACTAAGGGCGTTAATAGCGGAATTGACGGCATGAAGTCACGTTTTAGCGGTCTTAGAGAGATTGCTGTTGGTGCATTTAGGCAAATTGGTGCTAGTGCTGTTAGTGCTGTTGGCAATGGCTTAAAAGGTTGGGTATCTGACGCAATGGATACTCAAAAAGCCATGATTTCATTGCAAAACACAATGAAGTTCAAAGGCAATGGACAAGACTTTGACTATGTAAGCAAATCTATGCAGAAGCTCGCTAAAGCTACAAATGCAAATACCGAAGATACTTTAAAACTTTCAACAACCTTTATTGGTTTAGGCGATACTGCTGAAAAAGCGGTCGATAAAACAGAAGCATTAGTAAAAGCTAACCAAGCATTTGGTGGTACTGGCGAACAATTAAAAGGTGTAGTTCAGGCTTACGGTCAGATGTCAGCAAGTGGTAAAGTTACCGCTGAAAATATCAATCAGCTAACAGATAATAACACAGCTCTTGGTTCAGCTCTTAAATCAACCGTTATGGAAATGAACCCAGCTTTGAAACAATATGCCTCATTTGCTGAAGCTAGTGAAAATGGCGCAGTATCTGTTGAAATGCTAGACAAAGCTATGCAAAAGCTCGGTAAAGCAGGTGGTGACGGAGTAACGACAATTAGCGACGCTTGGGATAGTTTTAACGAAACATTGTCGCTTGCATTACTTCCTACGCTTGACGCTTTAACTCCTATCATTAGTGCTTTGATTGATAAAATGGCAGGTTGGGGCGAAAGTGCTGGTAAATCTGTATCAAATGTAGTTAAGTATTTCCAAGACTTGTTTCAAAAACTTCAAGAAAATGCAGCTACTTTAGCCTTTTTAGAGGCTTGGGATAACATAAAAAGTGCATTTGATTCCATAGTTTCTATTATAGCGAATGTTATCAATTCATTTCTCGGAATAAATAAAGAAACAACGAAAAACGCAACAAGTATAGATAACGTAGCAAAGAGCATAGCTGTATTTGCTGGTAAATTTTCAGAAGTTACGAAAAAAATAGCTGATTTTCTTAAAAAAATTAGTGAAAGTAAAAGCGCAATGGATAATATAAAGGTAGCTTTAGTTGCTTTGGCTAGTGCATTCGTTGCTTTGAAAGTTATTAATGGAATCATTAAGGCTTTCGAGATATATAATAACATAGTTAGAATTGGAACAGCTATACAAAAAGGGTTCAATGCTATAATGGCTATAAATCCATTCGTAGCTCTTGGTATAGCTATCGCAGCTATTGTTGCTGGTTTAGTTTATTTCTTCACTCAAACCGAAACAGGTAAAAAGGTTTGGGCTAGTTTTGTGGACTTCTTATCGCAGTCAATTGAAGCTATTAAACAGTTCTTTACTGGTTTAGGTACTTGGTTTAGTGAGTTATGGACTTCCACAGTCGAGGGTACAAAAACCATATGGAACGGAATAACAGAATTTTTTAGTGGCTTATGGAATGGAATAGTGACGATTATAACTAATGTTTTCGCTACAATAGCTAGTGCAGTAACAGACGCTTATAACTGGTTCGTCACAACTTTCCAACCATTAATTAGTTTTTATCAATCTATATTTAACCTAATAGGATCAATTATTAATGTAGCTTTTCAACTTATCTTGGCTATTATTCGCGGTGCTTACCAGTTAGTTATCGGTGCATGGAAAGGCCTATCAGGTTTCTTTGGTGGAATATTTAACGCTGTTAGTTCAGTAGTTTCGTCAGTATTTAGCGCGATCGGAAGTTTTGCTTCTAGTGCTTGGGGAGTAGTTCGCTCAATATGGAGTGCAGCAGCTGGTTTCTTTAGTGGCATATTCAACGCTGTTCGTGGTGTAGTAAGTGGAGTATTCAGTTCTCTTGGTGGCTTTGCTTCTAACGCATGGTCAAGGATTTCAGGTGTATTTAGCGGAGTCGCTAGCTTCTTTAGTGGAGTGTTCAATGGTGCTAGAAATGCAGTTAGTGGAGCATTCAGCGCCTTTGCTGGGTTCGCTTCTAATGCTTATAATGCAATAATAGGAGTATTCAGTGGGCTTGGTAGTTTCTTTAGCGGACTATTCGGCGGGATCAGTAGCACGATAAACAGCGTTCTAGGTGGTGTAACAAATACAATTAACAATATATCAGGAGCTATTAATGGTATCGCTGGTAAACTTGGCGGACTATTCAAAGGCTCTATGGTAGTGGGCTTAACAGATGTTAATTTATCTTCTAGCGGTTACGGTTTGAGTACGAACAGCGTATCAAGCGACAATAGAATATATAACACATTCAACGTGCAAGGCGGTGCTGGTCAAGATGTTTCTAACTTAGCGCGTGCAATCAGACGAGAATTTGAACTAGGGAGAGCTTAATGGTAAGACAGTACAAAATACACACCAACTTAGATGGAGCAGGTGATAAAGTTTGGGACGTTACAAATGGAAAAGTTAGATTTTATCAGCCCTCTAATTTAGGGTTACAATCAACTAATAATATTTGGCAAAGTAACGGTGTCGGAGTAATGGGAACACGCTCAATTACTCAACCTCAAATAGAGTTTAAGCTAGAAACGTTTGGAGAAAGTTTAGAAGAAAACTATCAACTAATGAAAGACTTCATAAACGATATTCTTAACCAAAGATTTGTTACACTGAATATCAAACAGAGATTTTTCAGGTGTATGCCGATTTAGCTTTAGCAGATGTCACAAAGACAGAAGGATATGGCAAAAACGGAACTTTTAGCGAAAAAATAACTTTTGATATAATTACAAAGTGGTACACTTACGAAACCTTAACTTTGGAAAAAATTCAAAACGGTAAAGTCATCGCTGGTAAATCTAAAATTTATGGTGGAACAGCACCAGGACACTATAAGTATGTCGAAGGAATTTCTTACACTTATTATGGAGAATCAAATATAGAACGATTAAGTCGCTGGGACATAAAAGATGAAATATTTAGTTTTATGGGGATATTATATCCGCAACTTCCTAAAACACCTACTGGAGTTAGGTTTTTAGATGATATTGGAAACGAATATACTGCTATTGTATTTAAGACGGAACAGGTACAGAATTATATTTTAATTAATACAGATGTAAATGATGAAATTTATCAAGGGTGGAACGGTACAACTCCATTAAATCTATTCCCTGTAATGGACTTCGAGAGATACAGAACTCGTATAATTAAAAAAGGCCAAATGGAGCTAATCAATTTAACTAAGGCAGAATTTAAAATCAAGAGAAAGGCGGACTTCGTTTAATGTTGGAAGCTAACGTTTATGATAACTTTAACCCTAACTATTATAATATATCTGATTTTACTCTTCCTAACGGCAAAAAAGTCAAAAGAGGTCTACCAATACCAAAGGCAAGATGTCAAGTTATTGACTATGAATTGTGGGAGACTGGTTATCTTTACACTTCATCGGCTACATTGACCGTTTCAGTAGAAGTTGGCGATATTGTTCAAATTCTCTTTCCTGAAGTTGTTCCAATTGAGGAAGCTCTAGGTAAAAAGAAAAAGCTGAATTTAGATATGGTTTACCTTGTGACAGATGTAGATGAAAGTAATAAAGCTACGTTAAAGAACTATTTTTGGGCAATGATTGAAAGCCTAGATGTTCCGAACACAATAACTAAAACTAAAACGACAAACTCCGCTATCATTGACTATTTGATTGACCCTAATAAGAATGATTTAATGAGTTATGGCTACTTTTTCAATTCAAGTATTTTTGCTGGAAAGGCTACAATCAACCGTAAAGCAGAAACTTCATCAGCTACTGACGTAGCAAAAAGGATATTTTCCAAGGTTCAATTCCAACCAACTACAACCATTCAGCATGCTTCATCTGAAACAGACCCCAGGAACTTGTTATTTATTAATTTTGCTTCAAGGAACTGGAATAGAAAAAGAATCACAACAAGGGTGGATGTTAAGCAAAATGTGGCAATGGACACGGAAACAATAGTAGAACGTTCAGCTCATAATTTTGCTGTCGTATTCATTAAAAACAAAGCAACTGGCGATTACACAGACGATCCTAAAATGTATACAGCAAAAAATAACGGAGATGTTGTAGATTATATTACTTATCATGGAGACGGAACAGATTTGCCAGAAGTAAGGACACCTAAAACATTATTTTATGATAGAGATGACCACGGAAACCCGCCAGATATATCTACTATTAAAGCTGAAATTTCACCCTCCACGATCGTCACAAGGTTATTCTTTAATCAAAACGAACTTTTGCCTTTGTATGTTAATGACTTAGTAGATATATGGTATGAGGGTAAACTATATTCAGGATATATAGCAGACAGAGTTAAAACAGAATTCAATGATAGGCTTATTTTTGTAGAAAGTGGAGACAAACCGAATGTTATATGAGTATGTAGCCACTTATGGCGACAAATATAGAATAGATAGCTTCACAGGGTACAGAGAGCTTCGTAAAGACCACTTAGAAACTTTGTCAGGTAAAGTATACTATAATAGCAAAAAAACGCTTAGAATCGAAACTACACTCTTGTATGAAGTTGGTCAATTTGTATCAATTGGTGGTTATCCGTATGGCGGTAGAAAATTTAGATTATTAGAGCTATCAATTACTGATAACCCAGTTTTGGATAAAGCAAAGATAATTTCAAGAAAGGTCAAAAATGACAATTAAAAACTTTACATTCTTTAGTCCAAATGGCACAGAGTTTCCAGTAGGTTCAAATAATGACGCTAAACTCTACATGATGTTATCAGGAATGGACTACACAACGTTCAGGCGTACCGACTGGAGTTCTCCTGTTAATACAGCCTTAAACGTTCAATATGTTAATACTTCTTTCATTGTGGCTGGTCGTTACTTTGAATTGATTAATGAGACCGTAGCCCTTAAGGCTGACTCATTAAACTATATTCACATTAATATTGATTTGACGAAAACGACAGAACCGGTTAGCGTATCTTGCGAAACAGCAGATAACAGTAATACAATTGACTTGAACAATGATTCTGGGGTTTATAAGCGTGTTGTAGACATCATTACAACTAATGGTTTAGGAGTGACGAGCCGTGTAACACCTATTCAAAAAACAACTGTGGGAGATTTAACTTCTAACAGTCTTAGAACAGGCGATTTAGAATTTACTGGAAACTTAAAAACTCCAGCGAAAAGAATTCTTTTTTCTGGTGCTTCGTTGTTACTTGACGGAGATGTTGTCAATGTTTCTAAAAATATTTCAGACTGCGCTAATGGTTGGATTCTTCACTTCACAGAGTTTAAATCACGTATGAACGGAAATACAAAAAACTCACTTAATCAGTGGTTCTTTATTCCTAAAGAATCAGTACAGTTAGCTGATGTAGGACATTCTTTCGCTCTTGCTAATTCTACCGGCGGTGTTGTAACTAAATTTGCATATTTGCAAGGTAATCGAATCACAGGTCATGGGGTAAACAATAACACATCTTCAAAACAATTCGCACTACAACACGTATTGGAATATTGATAAATATAATTTAGAAAGCAAAATAAAATGGTAACGAAAATGATTTTAATGACTATCTTAATTTTAGCGATTCTTTTCGCTACATGGGTTAAAGATAGAGAAGCAATGAATCCACCTTTCAAGCGTAGACTTGTAATTGACTTAACGGTTGTGTTCTCTCTATGGGTTTTATATGCAGTATTCTTTTTTACTCAAACTCCCTCTACATCAGACATCGCTGAAACTGTAATTAATGTAGGTTTACTATACTTTGTAGGACAGTTTGTTTATTTAATCGCAAAAATCAGTCCTATGTTTGACGGTTTGGTTAAACTTATTAAAAAGAGTGGCGTGAATATTCCTGAAGCGGAAGAAGAACAAATGGAGGATAAAAAAGAATGAATATAACTAATGCTGGTGTACGTGGTTATAACCCTACTGGGGTTGTAATTCACAATGACGCTGGTTCAAATGGTGCTAACGCTGGCTTCTACAACAACTGGTTACCTAATCATAACCCTGAAAATGGCTTTGCTCATGTTTATATTGGAAATGACGGAAGATTGCAGGCTTCGGACTTCTCTAACATGGCATGGCATTGTGCTAACTCATACGGTAATGCAAATTATGCCAGTTGGGAAGTGTGCCAATCAGAGGGCGATTTAAACCAGTTCTTAAGAAATGAGCAATCGGTACTAGATGATGTGGCTAAGTACATGAAACAATGGGGGCTAACTCCTAATCATGATACTGTTAAACTACATCAAGAGTTATCATCTACTTCATGTCCTAGACGTTCAGTGGAAGCTCATGGTGGCACGGTAGAGAGTTGTCGCTCATACTTTATCGCAGAACTAAACAAGCGCCTTACAGGGCAAACTAATGTCACAGTAAACAATACAAAAGAAAGTGAAGAAATCGAAATGTTCCTAATTAATTGTAAAGACACTAAAAATTGGTATGTATGTAACGGAGTTTCAGCGCGACATATTAAAACGACTCGTATGCTTGGCGGTTTCCAAGGTAAATTTGGAGTAATCAAGTTACCAGAAACAGTTATGTATCAAGATGAATTTGAAGCAGAGTATGGAAAAGTAGACTAATAAAAAAAGGCCACCTTAATTGGTGGTTTTCTTTTGTAATTGAAGATATCCTACTTTCTATTTTTTAATTTACTATTTTACCAAGTGGCCCATGCAGTTCCACCTGAACCTTGATATATACTTACAGCTTTATCTAGATAAGCCTGTGGACTTAAATTAGATACTTGACCATGAACGCTTTGATTAATCTGTAATAGTCCCCAGCACCCAATAGGGTTTTCAACATAAGGGTTACCGCTAGATTCCTTGTAAATAACATCAATCCATTTACTAGCACTTACTCCTGTCTTACTTGCTAGGTATTCACTAGCCGTTTCAGGACTTACTTGTGACCAATCACTCCCAATAGTGCCACTAGTTGCTGTGTTCGGTATACCTCCATCATTTTCATCTTCTCCGCTAATTTCTTGCGCTCTTTTGGTGTCAGGTTGTTCACTTGTCTTATCATGTTCTCTTGCGATTCTGTCAGATTCGGCTTGTTTTTCAGCTTCAACTCTTCGTTGATTTTCTTCACTAACTCGTTGTTCTTCAATTGCTTTCTCCTTAGCTTGCTTTATATGCTCATATTTTGCTTTCTCTTGCGTTTTAAACTCTTGTTGATATAATTGTGCCACAATATCATTAAAGCCCTTATCTGCCTTTTTATGAGCTTGTTGAATCAATGCGACACTTCTAGTTGTGTCGTCTGTTAAAATAAAGATAATTAATCTCCTTTTTATGATTCAGTTGCTTACCTGATTAATAGCTTCAATAATATTATTGCCAGCATTTATTAGAATTTCATCACTTACAGTTACATTCTTTCTTGAAAATAGTTCGTTCTCAATCTTCATAAAGTGCATTGCTTTAGCTAAAAATTGAGCAGATGACTCATAATATAATGTTTCTAGCTCATCATCTGAAAGCTGTGTTAAATCATCATTAGCAAAAGTTGTTAGTTTTCGCTTAATCTCTTTGCCATTGTCATCTTCTTCTACGTAGTAACGCTTCATTTATTCCTCGTCCTCGTCTTCATCTAATTCAAGTTTTTCTGTTTCCAAATAACTTAAGTAGTCATGTGTAGTTTCTTCGCATATTGTGCAAACTGCACTTAAACTACCACAACAACAATCTAATGTTATCCAATTATGTTTGCATTCCATTTATTTCATACCTCTAATTTCAAATTTTTCAATAATATACCTTTTAGAACCTAACTCAAGGCTTACTATATAATTATTGAAAGGGTCTTTCTTGTTCAAGTCGTTCGCAATATTTCCAGCTGTTGACCGTGGATATTTTGAACTATTAATCTCACTCGTATACTTTTGTAATATTATCTCATTGCCTCCCTTTGCATTTTACGTTTCAATCGTTGCTTATATAGATACTCTTTACTTGGTTTTAAGCTATATAACAACTCATCTAGTAAGTCCATAGCTTCTCCGCCTGTTCCTGAATTATTCATCTTTTTAAGCGTAATCTCGTGCATTTCATCATCATTGAAAAACATTAAGATAAGGAAATGCTACGGTATTCGGTAAGCTCAAACGTGATTTAGTTACTCTTAGGTTAGGATATTTACCTGTTTCACTTTTAATTTTTAATTCAAGTTGTGCCATTCCAATGCCTTGTTCTTTTAGTACGTCAGTAATTCTTTCATATAATTCTTCATTTGTCATTATGCTATAATCTCCGTTATTTCTGTATGCTTTTTAACTTCATATCTTTGTTCTTCTGGAAGTAATTCGTTCCATTTTAAAGCCTCTTTTTTATCATAAAACTTACGTGTTTTAATTTCTTTTTCCAATATCCAAGATACTGTGTAGTATGTGAATTCATCTTTCATTATCCAATCACTCCTGTTTTTATGTTTAGTCTTTGCTGACTTGATAGGTGATATAAATTGCACCACTTACAGTGATAAGCTCTAACTGGTATTTTATCATTTTTGTTTTTCTTGCTCTTTTTAGCATGTTGGGCACTTACTATTGAATATAAAGCGCCCATTTTTGTGTATTTGCGTTTTTTACACATAATCTAACCACTCCTTAATCGTAAATAATTCAAAGCCATTTAGTTTGCTTTGTTTTTCAATTTCTACTTGATTTCTATCTAGGTCTATCAGCAGTTCAATTACAGGTCTACCATTATCAAGCCACCTGATGACTGTATTAGCTTTAAGTCCGAAATACTTAGCACATTGAGCCTTAGAACTAAAGTGTAGCTCTTCTTCCGTTGTAGGGTTATAAGCTACGACCTTTATAGCTTTTTGCATTTCCGTTATTTAACCTCCTTTTCTATAATACTATGATATCAAAAAAAGCCAATGCTGTCAAACATTAACTATTTTTAATTATTTTATTCCTTCCCAGCGTTCAAAATCATCAGCTAGTTCTTGTATAAGGCCCATAATATCGTCAGTAGTGTACTCTGTAAGCTCATTATCGTTACTTAAGTTAGCAAGTTCTCCTGCATAGTCTAAGGCTTTTTTATAGTCCTTATCGTAGCTCTCACCCTCTTTCTTGCCAGCTCTCACTAGATACTTCAATACCTGCATTGTATACCACCCTACAAGTTCTTCGTAGTTAAAATTATGTTTCAAGTATTCATTAAGTTCAACACCGTATTCGTTGGCATAGTGCTTATTTTCTTTAAAATTCATTAGATGATTCCTCCAAGCCATGTAATGCTCAACACCGCAAGCATAGCCAGCCATGCAATAACTATAAATGAAAAGCTGACACCTGCGACTATCGTTAAAGTTTTTACTGTATCTTTCATTCGTAATATCCTCCTAAGTATTTAGGTTCTTCAACTTCATCAATATTCACAATAGAAATGTCACATTGTATTTTATCAGCTAGTTTTTCAGCTTCCTCTTTGTTTGAGAATACTCCAAAGAGACTTATTTCTGAACCCCAACTTCCACAATATGTATCCCCGCTCAAAACATATACTTTCATTTTATTCTCCTTAATTTGATTGTCTGTATTTTTCCATTACTTTAGGGTACTTGCTGACAAATTGCAATTGTTCTTGATGTAAACGACTTGACCAATGGAATAGTCTATCAATTTCAGCTAAAGCACTCAATTTTTCATACATCTCTTTAATGTAAAACTCTGCATTTCCTACTGACTTCCAGTGTGCTGACGTTCTCACAGAGTACCCATTTTCAGCAAGTTTTTGTGCGTTTATATCAGCCTTTTCTTTTTTCTTCATCAGGCTATCAATTTCTTTAAATATAATCTTTAACAATTTTACTTGATAGTTTTGCACTATTTCTTCGGTTGTCATCTCTTCACCTCTTTCATAATTACATTCTATCAAATTGCTTTTCCTTTGTCAAACATTAACTGTTCCTTGTCTTTCTATTTTGGTAAAATTTATTCCATTTTTCTATAAGCTCCAGCAATTCAGGTTCATTATATTCGGTAAACAGTTCAACCTGTGATGTATACCAGCAATGTAAACAGCGACCGCAACTATAACAGATATTCGTGTATCCTCTGCAGCCTTTGCAAACTCCTAATCCATCACTAGTTGGTATATCGAAGCAATGGCAATATCTTTTGTCGTTAAAGTATCTTATTTTCGTCATTTCCTTCATAAACTTTCCATATATTTGTCATAGCATTCTAGCGAACAAAAGGGATAAGCAAATGAGCAAAACTCACAATTATTATCTTCAAACTCTTCTCCACAAGTATAGCAATCTGATTTATTCATCTATTTGCTCCTTTATTCTATACCTCATTATAAGCTATTTCTTTTTAATTGTAAAATGATAAGTACCATAGACCACTAATAAAATAATTGTTATTATAAACAGCGGTGGAATAAATACAGTTACCGCAAACCAAACAATAGATACTAAAGTATAGATCATAATTTTAAGTATTAATTTCCCTGTTTTAGTATCTTGAAAGGTTATATCCTCATCTAATGATGAAGCATCTTCTTTTGAATTACCGTAAAATATTTTGTCTTCATTTACTTCGTACTGGTTGCCACAATAATCACATTTACCATTAGTAATGCTGTGACTTCCGCAAGTGATACATTCTTTTAATTCCATTGTTGTAACTCCTTTTCTTTAACTATATGTATTATTATATCAAAAAAACTCTAAGCTGTAAAGCCTAAAGTCTTATATGATATTATTGTTCTTTCAATTTATTCTTGAACCAAATAATGCGTTCTTTGAACCAAGCGTCAACTCCTTCAGGACGTAGCCATTTACCTTGTTTAACTCCATTCTTTTCCATGAACTCAATCACTTTATCAGGTGTTTTAAGTTCGCCAAACAAGCTAGGTTTAACAGCATTGAATTTACTAAACATTTCAAGTGTTTCGATGTAGCTATCTTTCAAAAGTTCCGTGTCAAGCAATTTTTGGGCTTTCTCAGCACGTTTAGCGAGTCGTTTGTTAGCTTGTTCAAGTTGCTCCTTTTGTCGCTGTAAGCTCAAATTATGGTTAATATAAGCAATTTGCTGTGCATGTCGTCCAAGTTTTCCTTGTGTATTAAGCTCGATCAGTTTAGCCATTCCCTCGCCAAGAATTTCATCAGCCACAAAGTTATGTTTATATTTTTTATTTGTGTTTCTTACGTAGTTATCAAGCGTTTGTTTAATTTTAAGTTTTTTGTGTAGCTCTCTTAATGTTGTCAATTTAATACTCCCTCATATATTTTACCAAACTTTAAAGCGTTAATTTTAACTAACTGCTTCAAGTCTGATATGAATTGCTGTTCTCCGTCAAAGTCAAATGGCATTGATACATTTTCCTTGATCCAAGTGAAAGCTCCGTCAAAGTCTTGTCTTAGTAAGCTCATCTTATCCACGATGTCGATAATTTGCTCTCTCTCTTCTGCTGTGTACATGTAACCGACTTTCTAGAAAGGTAAATCTTCCGTATTAACTTCAATCGGTTCAGAACCACCAAATAAGTCTTGCTTAGCTTGTGATTGCTTGCTATTATCATTAGAGTTAAATACTTTTTCAACAGTAGGGAAAACAAAGTTATAATTTACGTACTCGCCTGATTCCTTAGCTTGTACACGACCGCTGACCGTTACGGTGTCTCCTAATTCAATGAAGTCAGGCAAGAAAGCCGAACCGTACGCAACTTTTACGTTAGATCCCTTTTCTTTTTCAAACAAAGGTACTGAAATAATTTTCTTATCACCTTTTGCTGTGCTTACTGTTCGTGTATTCTTTTCGTTCGCTTGTGCTGTAACTGTAATGATTGCCATTTTTTATTTTCCCTCTGTTGCTTTCCAAATTGTCATGATATCAAAGATTTCTTTTTTTGTCTTTGTTTTAAGTAGTTCCATGTTAGGATATCCAAGTTCTTCAGCTCTATTTAGCGCTGGTTGAATTTCTCTAAGTCGTTGCTTTTCAGCTTCCAGTTCTTTCTGTTCTTCTGTCAAGTCAGGGAGGTCTTCGTTCGCATAAATGTATAGCCCTAAACCATGACGAGCGATTGCCTTAACTAGTCCACGCTGAATGGCTTTATTTACGTCCATTGAAGTCAGTTTTTCAACTGGGATAGATTGATTGCGGAAGTCCATTACAGGCAAATACTCAATGTGTTCTAGGCCCTCAATAGTCATACCAACCTTAACCCAAGCTGTGTGACCGTCTGTGTGATAATTTAGCCCTTGTTCATTTTCATAAACTTTACTGTTAGCTTCAGGATATACTTTTTTAACTTCAGACCATGCAAATGCCCAAGATAGATAGTCAAGATTATTCTTTTTACTCTTTTTATCATTAACATTAATGACACTTAAGGTTTCAAATACGCTCATTTTTTTCTCCATTTATAGCCGCCTGCGCTTTTTATATTTCTAACTTTACCTAGATTAGATACTTCATATTTTTCAAAACCATCAATTTTAATAAAAGTTTCAAATACACTCATTCGACAATCTCTTCTTTCCAACCTTGGCTTTTAAGTTCTTCTACTTGATCACGACCATATTCAGAGAAGTCAAAATATGATGCACATTCTTTTGATAAAGTATTAAACAAATGTCCGAAATATACTTTCTTTTCTTCACTCGTATAATGAGAAACGTTAGCTTCTAAATACATTACTGACCATTTTTTCTTTGGCTCTTCATGCCCTGTATCTGAAAGCTCATAAAAGTTAGCTTTTTCTTTTTTCAGTTCTTCAGTAACTTTTTTCACAACTTCCTCAAGCTGTTCTTTATCAAACTTAATATTAATTGTTTCCATTTCCTCCTCTTTCCACAGTGAATACATCGCCTTGTCTTGTAATTTCAATATTATACTTGAGCATTGGTAGGATCCAACCGTCATCCCAGTAGTTCCACAAGTCATTTATTAAGCCATATAAGCACTCGTCAGGCCCTGCCCTATACTTTGTCTCGTTCATTTCTTCGAGCTCTTTAGACAGCTTCCTGACGCCTCTGGCATAGTGTTTACTAGCTTTTTCTCTTGCTTTTAAACTTTTGTAGTTGCTTTCCATATATGAAATTTCTAATATCGTCTTTTTGCTGCTTTTCCTCTTTATCAGACCAGCCAACCTTTTGACCTTTTCGCTTGCCACTTTGGTAAACTCGCCTGTTATCTTCTGGAAAGCCATTTTTCTCGAAGTACATTCTAGCATATTCAAAGTAATTTAAGCTGTTGATGTACTGTTGACTATCTTTTTTGTGATAATTGAGAGTAATTAATCGCCTTTCAGCTAGTTCTTCAAAAGATGTTATCATATTTCTTCTCTAATGAAACCTACAGTTAGCAAGGCTTTATATTCTTCACTATCTTTTTTAACTTCAAGTGCAAATTTTTTATTTCCGTTTAATTCATTTGTTAAACCTGCATAATATAATGGAGTACCTCCGGTTCTATCAGAAAAGTTATAAAACTTAAATTTAGGTTCATAAATAACTTCATAACCGTTAATAACAGCTTCAACCATTTTCAATTTATCAGATTTTTCAAAAGCTCTACTTTCACAATCATCTCCGTCTGTTAAATTATATCCCCAACCAAAACGAGTGATGTGATAAAGTGCTTTTCTTTTGTTTAGTTCATCTTCAAAGTCTCCAAAAGTTCCAAGATAATCAGCTTGTTCTTGCGTTAATTTAACTACCATTTGTTAGTTCTCCTTTATTTCTATATATACTATTATACCAAAATTAATTATCGTTGTCAACTATTAGATGATATTTTTTCATTTATTTCTACTTTTAATTGCAAAGCCCTAATCAATGCACGTTTAGAATAATCATTTTCGCAAGCTGTATGCAATTTCTTTGACTGTCTGACTAGAAATTCAGCACGGCCAAGCCATACTTTGAAAAGCTCGTCATTGTACCATTCTGCTTTTATCATTTCTTCTAATGCACGATATAGCCAGCCATACACTTCAGCGTGTAAATTAATAGCTTTGTTTTCGTAATTAATCATTTTCTGTTACCTTTCCTTGCTCTTTAGCTAAGTCTAAGAAAGCCTGTGCCGATTCTTTCGTTACTTCTTTAGGAGTTTCCCTTTTTACTTTTTCAACTAGTTCACTATCAGGTTCTTTTTTTGATTTATTGACACAAGTAAATACTGAATCAACATAAGAAAAGTTTAAATCATCATCAAACTGGTAACCACGCGCTTTTACTGATAGCTTAGAGAAGTCGTTATGTTTTCCACGTTTAGGGCTTAACATCAGCATAAACTCCGCCCAAGCTGTAAGAGTAGAACCACCTAAGGCATCGCTAGGCTTTACCATATAGGCTTTATCGTCCATTGAGTTTGCATAAGCTGACTTGTTTGCATGAGCTACTAGTAGAAAAGTTACATCTTGAAAGAGCAACTTCAAGCGTGTAATTCTTCTAAGCATTGGCTCGAAGTCTTTACCGTAGATAATATCTCCATTTCTTAGCATTGTCATAAGGTTGTCTAAAATAACGAACTTGATATCATTTTCTTTGATGTACTCATACAATAAATTCATGTGGTGCGAATCATCAAGCATAAACTCGCCACCTGTTAAGAAATGCAAGTCTTCTGGTGCAGTGTCTTTATTTCTAAGCCTTTTGTTTAGTTCTCTGTCCGTGTCCTCATTGTCGATGTATAGTGTCTTGCTCCGCTTTGTATCATAACCAAAAAAAGGTAGTCCTTGCGATACCATTAAAGCCATGTGCATTGCTAGAGAGCTTTTAAACGACTTAAACGGAGCTACTAATATTCCAGCTTGCGAACTTGGCATTAAAGTATCAATAAGCCAGTCATCTTTTAAATTTATTAAGTCTTCACGCTCTTTTAAGTGCTTGGCTGTCTGTACTTTTTCAAATATGTTAGTCATTTATTTCTCCTTTAGTATATAATAACAAAAAAGACTTGAAAAGTCAAGCCTTAATTCCATTTCTTTCTTTTATGAATTTGTTTATACTATCTTGATTTAATCGTTTAGATATTTTTCTTAGTTCCTCATTAGTTTTAGCAATTTCGCTTTTATTCTTTTTATTTTTCTTTCTTTCATCACTAGCTTTTTGTTTGCATTTACAGCACTTTAAATAACTTACACCACTTGCTTTTCTTATTTGCTGACACTTAATACATTTATTTTTCATTTTTTGTTTCTCCTTTATTATATTTATATCTTATCATTTCTTTTTGTATTTGTCAAACATTAAGTTTTTTCCCCCCGTCAAGTAATTACTAGAGATTCTTGCTTGAAAGTTAATTTGTTTTTTGTCGTAAGCTCTAATTTAGTGTAATTACTCCGCTCATTTAATTTTACGTGCTGTGAATTGGCATAAACTAATCAGCACAACCTGTCAGCAAATGCTGCAATTTCAGTAAGTAAGTCAAACAACGGCTTTCAAATAGTATAAAAACTAAGACACCTTAAACTTAAATACCTATCTCTTATAGAGTTACATTGGGTTTATGTAATCAGGTATTCTCGACTTCATAGCTTACTCAGCTCGTTTTGATGTTTATCACATCGCTATACTTTCGTACCTCAACCGCCTATGGGTTATATATTCAATTACATAGATAATAATAACATAGACATTTTCACTTGTCAAGTATTATATACTTATATTTTAACACATTACATTTTACACTTTGCGTTATCATGTGTTATGTAAATTATTCTAATCCCTCTAGTTCTCCTAGCTTTTTATCCAGTTCATATTGAATCACTGCCATTTGTTTAATTGCTGATTCTAATATTTCTACTTTTTTAATCAAAAATTCTTTATCTTCCATTTATTCTCCTTTTCTCTACACTTCTATTATATCATACCATTTTTTAATATTCACAAGGTTCACAAAGTTTTTTAGACTTGCTTTATTGATAACCACGCTATTTACAAGCATTTTATACATTGTTTTACTGAAATAATAAAAGTATGTTACAAATCATAAATAGCTATACAATGGTCTTTATTCTTGTTTTAGCAAAATATTTAGTTAAACATTTCACAATTCCAGTACAAGATAAAGAGATTATCAAACACTCCGGAATTCCTTTAGAAATCTTACAAACAATAAGCTAATTGTGCTTACTGATACCATACTTTACAAACAGGACACTCAATGCACTTACTTTCTGCCACTTCTAGTCAAATTGCGGTCAAGCGTGAAACAAAAGCCCTAAGGGGCTGATTTATTTTTTTAATATAATTTATTTATTTTTCCCTAAATCAAAATGTATTGCTGGCTGATTGTTCCATAGTTCTAATGTTTCCTTATCTATTGCTGGCTGATTCATATACTCTCTGTTCATTCTAGCTCTTGTGTTATCTACTTTAATTTTAATACGCTTTTTGTATTCTTGCTGTCGTAAGTACATCAGATATTTATCTCTAGCCAATTTTTCTCCTTTTTATTTGTTTATCCTTAATAAATTGTATATTGTATTTTTCAGTATAACAAGCTACGTGATAAGTTTGTTTTGTATCTTTTTCATTAACTATAAAAAATGAGCTAGAATCAATTTTATAACAACATATTTTGCAATATTTATCTTTCATATATATAACTTACCTCCTATAAAGAGTATAACATAAAATGCCTATAAAATCAAGCATAGTTTACATAAGAGAGGATAACACTACTCCAAAAAGTGCGTATGCTATAATAAGATATCAAGTTGAGAGAGGAAAGCAAATGACAGAAGCACAGCTATTATTTAAGCAAGAAACAATGTCAATTGTTGACTTTAACGAGTTCTTACTTAATGCTGTTGAATGTGGTTTGATTAATCTTGATACAGCTTTAATTTTTAAAGGAGAATAAAGAAATGAATAAAGAACATATTTTAGCACAAAAAGAAGTATTGACTCCGATTGAATATGAACATTATGTTAAACACTTATTTGATATTGGAGAAATTACTAAAGAGCTTTATATTGAATTGAGTTCTGATTTATGAGCAAAGCCTTAGCGATTGACTTTAGCACTTCTAATACTGGTTATGCGTTTCGCAATCCTTTGACAAATGAGTATGTAGTTGGTTCAATAGCAGGTGGCAAAAGTAAAGATCCTTTGGAACGTGCAAAACTAATTGCTGACGGTATAACAGAAGTCATTGAGCATTATAACTTATTTGATTATTTTATTTATATCGAAGAACCTATCATCACGTTCAAGTCTAAGGGAAACATCTCATTGATTAGAGCTAACGGTTCATTCTTAGGAATTATGCGTAATCGTCATAATATTGGCTATGTTGATATAAGCAATTCAATGTGGTGTGGTTATCACTTAATCAAAGGTAAAAGCAAAGCAAGAAAAGAGCAAAGCATTGAGATACTCAAGAGCTATAACATAGTACCTGATAATGATATCAATGATGACATGGCAGACGCGTTTTGTATCTTACTCTATGTAGAAAGTCAGGAGAATAAATGATTGTAATTAATATTGCCTTGATTATTCTAGGCATTTTATATGGTGTAGGTTCGGTTACCAACTTTAAAGAGTGGTATTATCGCCATGACTATCTAGCTATTATGCTAAGTGTATTTACGTCTATCTTATTGGTAGTAGCTGGAATATTAAATACGTTAAATTGAAAAGGAACTTTGAGTAGTTCGCCTATATGGAAATGGGTTGTTAGTGTATACCGCAAAAGAAAACTATCCGTTACCCTTGACGATATAAGGAGCTTAAAGTAGGTGTACTGATTGACGGTGCTTAAATGTTATAGAGTTAACAGCCAAGCAGAGGGTGCAAGGTGACGGGAATGCCTTAGTTAAATGAGTAAATAAACTAACAGCCCTTTGCATATTGCGAGCATAGTATAATGGTAATGCTACAGATTCCAAATCTGTAAACGTGGGTTCGATTCCTGCTGTTCGTGTTCTCCTTTATTTTATTATATGTTATAAGTTATAGTTCTTATGGCATATAGTAACAGGATATAGTGTTAATGGTAGCATGCGTGTTTTGGGAACATGTAGTGTTGGTTCGAGTCCAGCTATCCTGATGAGTGGTGTATAGTCTAATAGTAAACGTGGGTTCGATAAGATAAAGGGAGAAGCGAATGATTATATTATTATTTATTATTATGTTGTTCATCAGTCCACGTATAGCATTGCTGTTATTGTTGTTGGCTATTAAGTTAAAGTGATTGTGAAAAGAAAATAAAAATATTTTTCTATATACACCCCCCCATTAATCGCTATGTTAAGGGAAGTTTTCAGCACAAAGGACTCCCGGCTGCGAACCCCCCAAAAAATCAAAAAGAAAAGTTTTGGCTTGCTAAATCTTGCTAAATCTTGCTAAATCTTGCTAAATCTTGCTAAATCTTGCTAAATCTTGCTAAATCTTAATTATAGGG